CGATTACACGCTTATCCCATACCGCAAAAAAACAGCCGCAGACGGGCCGCGCTACAAGGCCCTTGGTAACAGCATGGCCGTGCCTGTCATGCGGTGGATTGGGGAGCGGATAGAACTCTTTGGGAAAGGATGAACAAAAACACCCCCACTAGCGTGGGGAAGATTGGCGAGTGCATGAAATCCATGCATCGTCCACAAGGGAAACACCCCCGCGAATGCGGGGAAGTTGACACAATCTATGTAAAGAGTTTCTGCGTGTCAATTCGCATATCTTTTCCGTTGCGCCGCAACGGTTTGCGGCTTTACTCCCAGCCCACGAGATATTTCCGCGTTGGATCTTGACCAGTCCACCTGTGACCAGTCACGGGCTTCCGCGCTGCCCTTTTTTGGGCGGCCTGCCGGGCTTACTGCATCGCTGTCAAAGTGCAGGGACTTTTCGCCTCCAGGCAGTTCGCACAGACTGAAGCTGTACTTGCTGACCTCAGCGATGAAGACGATCATGTCTTCAAGCGGAGCCCTGTCCACGTGTTCACCGTCTATGCTTTGCGTCGTAGACCGCACAGAGACGCGAACACCGCGCCCGGTGCTTATGGCGCGGTACACCTTCTCCATTGCCTCTTGCATCAAGGCTATGTTGTGTAGGACACGTTTTTTGCCCAGGCGGCTGTGTAAAAAACGGTCGGTGAAAGCGGCGTTAAAAGCCTCATCCTCCACTCCAAGGGCCGTAAGGCCATATCTTGAAAGTGACATACCGTGCCCCTCCTCAGTTTTTCCGTTTCGTTGATATAAACATAAATAATCTGACAAAATCTGTAAACAGTTTTTGGCGTACGAGCATGGGGAGAACAAGGGAAAACCACAAAATAATTTTGTCCGAGGCTTTTTCCCTCATGTTACACAACGCCCTGCTTTCGCGGGGCTTTTTGTTTGTATGACAATGGACAAAATTACAGGTGAAAAAGCCCGATTTTTACATCTAACCTCATTATATTATTTACACTCCCGCTCTCCGGGTAAATAATTCCAAGTGTAATCGAGTTGCTCTGGGTTGCTCTGAGTTGCTCTGGGTTGCTCTGAGTTGCTCTGAATCCCGCCATGCAACGTTATGGAGAAATGTTGCGAAATGAAACTTGCTTGCCTTTTTTTTGACATCCATGTCTATGCTTTCTCCAAAATTAGGGGGAAAGCATGCTTGTCGCACTCATCGGCCTTTTGTCTCCGCTTATCGGCGGGATCATCCGCCTCGCTCCGGAAATCATGAAGTTTTTCGATAAGAAGCTAGAGCGCGCCCACGAGCTTGCCATGCAGGATAAGGCTTTGGAGTTCGAGAAGATGCGCGGCGCTAACCGCATGGCTGAGCTTGGCGCTGAATTTCAAGTCACCCAGCTTGACGCCATCGGCAAAGCGGCCACTTCGCAAATGCGCAAGATAGGCATCCGCTGGGTGGATGCCATGAATACCCTTGTCAGGCCCATCGTCACCTACATCTTCCTTGCCATGTATTGTGGCGTGAAAATATGCGCGCTCATCACTACAATGCAGGAAGGGGCCGGCTTCCTCACTGCCCTGCCGGTGATTTGGAATACAGACTTTGACGGCGGTCTGTTCGGCTCAATTCTGGGCTTTTGGTTCGTCTCCCGCGTCTACGACAAGCGCATGGCAGGAGCGGCCTAATGCAAGTTCCTGCGCTGACAATCGCCCTGGCGAAAGACTTTGAAGGGCTGCACAAGGCTGTGACCCTCAAGCCCGTTATCACTGTCGTGCCCTATATCTGCCCGGCCGGCTTTTGGACGATAGGGTACGGGCACCTATGCGACAAAGACCACCAGGCAATCGAGGAACCTCAAGCGGAAGCCTACCTTGCCGACGACCTGCAAACAGCCTTGCTTGCCAGCCTGCGCTATTGCCCAGGTCTTGCCGCTGAACCAGAACATCGCCTTGCGCCCATAGTTGACTTCACCTTCAACCTTGGCGCTGGACGCCTGCAAACGTCCACCCTGCGCCGGCGTATCAATGAACAGGATTGGGATGAAGCCGGCAACGAACTTTTGCGCTGGGTCTATGGCGGGGGGCGCGTACTGCCCGGCCTTGTGCGGCGCCGTGAAGCTGAGAGGCAAATGCTTCTGGGAGTGACGGGATGAAACATCACGCACACTCAACCGATTCTAATTTGGCAAAAATGTCCTTGCAGGGCTTTATGCCGCTCATTCTTCAAATAATCCTGGTTGCCGTTTCGGCGCTTGGATTTATCCACTACCTCGACGTGCGGCTGGCGAAGATCGAAGAGCGGAACTTGCACATCGAAGCCAAGTATGACCGCGAGTTCGGGCGCGTTGACGGCATGGAACACCGGGTACGCGACGTGGAAACCCGCGTATCCGGCATGGAGAGCTTGTTTAAGCATATCAGCGAAACCATGCGGGATATGCAAGCGGACATTAAGCTCTTACTGCGGGCGCAGGGAGTGCGTGAGACGCATACCAACAATACAGGAGCCGGCGCGAAGTGATGACCGGCAAAGCAGCCCCCTCGCGTCGCCGCTATACGGAAGTGCGAAACCGCATAGTCGGAGGCATCCGCGCCGACGATATCAAGCGGCTTGCCGCAGCTTTGCGTGTGCGCCCCAACCTGCTCCAGGGCTGGATACTGGACTTTCCGGATTTTGCCGAAGCGATGCTAGACGCCGAAAAAGAACGTCTGCGCCTGAAAGAGGAAAGCAAGGGCAATCCAGGGCGTCCCACCCTCTACACAGAAGAGATGGACGAAGTAGCCCGTGAACTGGTTATTGCCGGGCACTTCCAAGACCACACCCTTGCCGATGCGCTCAGCGCAGCATTCAGCATTGAACCAAAAATTGGCGGCAAAACTATCTACCGCTGGAAGCAGGTGCATCCGAGTTTTGCCAAGGCGATTGAAGACGGGCGCAAATACTACAGCATTCACGCCGCTGAAAACGGCCTGATACGGCTTGCCGAGGGCATCACCGTAATGGAAACCAGTGTCGAGCCCTACACCTACCGAGATAAAAACGGCAACGTCCATGTCTATGAAGACAGGCCCATCAAGCGCACCACAACCCGCGAACTCCCCCCCAATGAACGCGCATGCCGAACAATCCTTACCAATAAAGACCCTGTAAACTGGCCGGGAGAAAAGCAGACCATCAAGCATGAGGGAACCATAAACATAGCCGACCTGCTTGCCGCCCGCCTGGGCGGAAAGGAGGCTGCCAATGGATAGGCAGTACGCCCCCGACATGCTTCTTGACTTTCTTGCGGAGTGCTTCAACAACCCGGAGTACTTTGTCGATCACGTCTTTGGCTGGGGAGAGGGCGAACTTGCCGGACACAATGGCCCGGACATATGGCAGCGTGAAACCCTGCAAGCCATCGGGGAAGAGCTAAAAAAAGGAGCGGCGCTTGACGCCGCGTTGCGCATCGCCATCGCATCCGGCCACGGCATAGGCAAAACCGCCCTTGTCGCCTGGATCATCCTTTGGGCCATGAGCACACGCCCCAACCTTGCCGGCGTTGTCACGGCAAACACGGCCCCGCAGCTTTCCGATAAAACTTGGCGCGAACTGTCTGTTTGGCACAAGCGTCTTTTGCACAAGGCGTGGTTTGAGTGGACGGCCACAAAGTTCTACCAGATTGACAACCCGGAAACATGGTTTGTTGCCGCAAGAGCATGGACGAAAGAGCGCTCCGAAGCCTTTGCCGGACTGCATGCAAAGTACGTCCTGGTGATTTACGACGAAGCAAGCGCCATTGATGAAAAAATATGGGAAGTGTCCGAGGGAGCCATGACCACATCAGGCGCAATGTGGCTTGTTTTCGGCAACCCAACGCGCAACACGGGAAAATTTCATGGCTGTTTCCATGCCCAGAGGCACCGCTGGATACACCGCCAGATAGACAGCCGTAGCGCAAGAATGGCGAACCAGAAACAAATCCTGGAATGGATAAACGACTACGGTGAAGACTCTGATTTTGTGCGCATCCGCGTCCGCGGAATCTTTCCGCGCGCTGGAAGCAATCAGCTTATCCCCGGCGACCTGGTGGAGCAGGCCGCAAAGCGAAGCCCGGAGCCCTCCACCTACTTGCACGCAGCGCGCATTATAGGCGTGGATGTCGCCAGATCCAAAGAGGGCGACCAGAGCGTGCTTATCCGCCGCCAAGGACTGCATGCGTCCGGTCTCAGAAAATGGCGCGGACTCGACACCATGACCTATGCCGGAATCATCGCCGAGGAAATTGAAGCATGGAAGCCGGATCGCGTCTTTATAGACATGGGCGGCATTGGCGCCGGTGTTTTTGATCGCCTGGTTCAGCTTGGCTATCACAACACAGTCACAGGCGTTGACTTTGGCGGTAGCGCCGGCGACTCCAAGCTGCACAAAAACAAGCGCACACAAATGTGGTGCCTTATGGGCGACTGGCTCATAACAGGCGCCATCCCGCCAGATAGTGAGCTGATGCAAGACCTCCCGGCACCGGAGTACGGTTTTACCGGCGACAGCAGCCAGATCTACCTTGAAAAGAAAGAGGACATGAAAAAGCGCGGCTTATCGTCGCCCGACTGCGGAGACGCCCTTGCCCTGACTTTTGCCATGCCGGTTGCGCCTGCGGACTGGCAGCGGGAGTCCAACACGCGGGAGGAGCGCTATGACCCAAGAGACTATTAGCCTCACCCCCATCACGGGATGGAAAGACCGCGCCTACGTCTTCAAACGCATGCTTGAGGAAGGCCGCGCCCGAATCGTGCAGTACGCCCTGCCGGAACCCAGCCTTGACGTATTTCTCGAAGGCACCGCGCCTGAAAAGGCCTGGCTCTGCATCCTGCATACAGCGGAGCGCCTTGCCTGCGCGGCATGGATAACTAACTTCACCGGCAAGACGGCGTTTGCCCATTTCGTCATATTTCGCGGTTTTGAGCCTGTATCCCGTACACTATGCCACCTTGTATGCCAATGGGCCTTTAGCGGCGGGCTGGCCTGCCTTATGGGCCTCATCCCGGCAGTCAACCGCGCCGCGATTGCAACCATGCGCGCAAGCGGCTGGCAAGAGATCTTCCGTATCCCCCAAGCCTGCTTTGTCCATCGGCTTGGTTGTCACGTGGACGGCGTATTGTGCCATTTCACCCCCAAACTTTTGAGTGAGGCCATGCAATGAAAAAGTTGTTCTTTGTCCTTTGCGCCGTGTTGTGCCTTTCCATCGGCTGCCTTGTCTGCGCGAATGATGCCCATGCCGGAGGAGGAGGCGGAGGTAAAGGAGGTTCACCGCCATCCGCCCCGGCGATGCCCCCGCCCCCTCCGCCCGCGCCCATTCCCGACACTACGCCGCAGGAAGCAGAAAGCGCAGCCGTGCGCGATGAAGAGCGCCGCAAATTGCGCCAACAAAAGGGCGTTGGCGGCACCGTGCTTGCCCCCCTTGGACAGCTTGGCGGCGCCGGCCAGGGCGCAAGCAACACACTGTTGGGGCGGATAGGGTGATGAACCTCAAAGAACTGAAGGAATTCGTCACTCATCTTGAGGATCTGCGGGAGGCGCGCCTTGCCGTGTGGCGCGAGCTGCGGGACGCCATTATCCCCCACCGAGGCGTCTTTCCCAACGACACCGAAGAATCCCGCGCGAAACTCTCTGCCGCGCTGAACAACTATAACAATGCCCCGCTCCAATCGCTACGGCGTGGCGCTTCCGGCCTCTGGAGCGCCATGACGCCGCCCGGCCTGCCCTGGTGGAGCCTGGGCTTTGGCGATGCCGCTTTAAGCAGCATGTGCCTTGATGAAGTGCCAGGCGCGCGGGAATGGCTTGACGCTTGCGTTGATCGGATTGCCGCGGAACTGCGCCGTAGCGGCTTCTACCAGTCCATCCACGCCGGGAATGAGGAATATATCGGCTACGGCTGCATGCTGCTCTATGCGGGCATGGAAGATATGCGCGATGCGGAAGGCGCCTATGAGCAACGCTGTATCTGCGCCCAAGCCCCCTGCGGCAGCTATGCCGTCGCCCTGGATATGATCGGCGATTTGCAGGCCGTTGTCCGAAATATCCGCTACACCATCAAGGAACTGGCGGAGAAATACGGCAAGGGCAAGCTCTCAAAAGCCTCACAACAGGCCCTGGATAAAACGCCCTACAAACTCGTGGATGTTGTGCATGTGGCCATGCGCCGGGAAGGCCGCCAGGCAGGCAGGGAAGACAGTCGAAACATGCCCGTGGCCTCGTATTTTTATGAGGCGGACGGCGAAGACATCCTGCACGAAGGCGGGTACCGGGAAATGCCGTACTTTTTCGCCGCCTGGACAAGCGGCGTCACTCTGTACGGATATGGGCCGGGAGATGTGGCCCTGGGCGAAGTCCGCACACTGAACTCCATGGAGCGCGATGTGCTCATCGGCCTCAAAAAAACCATCGATCCGCCCATGAACGTGCTTTCTGTGCATCGCAAGGGATACAGCACAAAGGCGGGAGCGAAAAACGAAGTCACTGATCCGCGAGAAAGCGCAAAAGCGGCGCAGGACATCAGTTTCATGCCCGGACTTCAGGCTGTCAGTTCCAAAATTCAGGAAGTTGCCGCGCGCATTGACGATATTCTGCTTGGCCGCGTCTTTGCCGATCCCTTTATTGACCAGTTGCAGAAAGGTGTGACGGCAACGGCCATTCTGGCGCAACGCCAGCAACGGGCGCAGATAGCCGGGCCTGCCGTGTCCAGCTACGAAACGCGCATCCTTGTTCCGCTGATTATGCGCTTCAAGTCGCTGCTTGACGAAGCGGCCCTGCTCCCTCCCCTGCCGCCTGCCTTGGCGCGCTTGCAAAAAATGCCCCGCGCCTTGCTCAAAGTGGAGTTTGACTCCCCCATGGCCCAAAGCCTGCGTCAGGATGAAGCGCAGAAAATCGACGCCACTGTGGAAAGGGCCGGAGCGCTTGCCAAATTCGATCCCCAGGTGATCGACAAGCTCAATACAGACCAGGCGCTGGACGAATATGCGCGCACCATAGGCGGGCCAGGTTCCATTGTGCGATCTGATCAGGAGACGGCGGCAATCCGCCAAGCCAAGGCCGAGGCCGCAGCAAAGAAGGAAGCTCAGGCGCAGACCATGCAGATGGCCGACATGGCCATGAAGGCAGGAAGCATGAAGACGAAAGATACCCTTGCCGGCGCGCTGGCTCAGGACGGGACGGCAGATGCGCCAGTTCAATGAACCACATGAAGAAGAACACGAGCATGCGATCCTTTTGGCGAACATCAGGGATACCCTGCACACCCCGCAGGGCTATGCCGTCATCCTGCACCTTCTCAAAGCATCGCGGCTGTTCGCGCCCTGTGCGGATGATTCCGGACTGCGCGCGCTGTTCGACGATTTTTTCAGAGATATTGAAGGGGCCCACCCGGATGCCGCGTTGCGCCTTTTCGCGCATTGCCGAGGCATTCCGCTAGTTTGTAACACATAACAGGAGAGATGACCATGTCAGACAGCACGACCCCTCCGGGCACTCCCCCCGCAGGCACTCCCCCCACTCCGGCAGCCCCGCCGGCAGGCGCGGCCCAGGAATCCGGCACAACCCCAGACTGGCGCACGGGCGTTCCCCAGGAACTGCGTACCGCCCTTGGCGATACGGATCCTGCGGAAGCCGCCAAAATATTTGCCCGCGGCAAGGACTACAACCCGGCGCAAAAGGCTGAGGACATCACGCTGAACCTTGGCAAGGACGCACAGATCCACCCCGGCCTTGAAAAGATGTTTAAGGACTTCTGCGTTACCCAGAAGATCACCCCGGCCCAGGCCCAGGCCATAGCGGAACTGAACGGGCAATTCTCCACCGAGGCGAACCGCATCTACCTGGAGCATGGCAACGCGCAACTTGAGCAGCGTTTCGGCGCGGATACGGGCAAGGTCAAGGATAATGCCCTCAAAGCCTTTGCGGCCCTTGATCGCAAGATGGACGGCAGGCTTTCCGCCGCCCCGACGGGTAAGCAGATCGCGTCCGATCCGCTGGTAGTCGAAGCCTTGTACCACATCTATCAGGCGATGGGCGAAGACGCCTTTGGAAGCGGCACGGCAGCCGGGGGCGATGACAAGCCCATGAGCGACAAGGACTTTTTGCAGCAGGTCTTAAATAACCAGCAACAGGGCGCCAAGGCGGCGCCGTAGGAGGGTCTTAGCATGGCAATGGAAACCTTGAGCGAAATCAGCATCAAACATGCCAAAAAACAGCCGCAGCAGGTGGAATACCTGACCGAGGAATCCCCTATTCTCGCGGCGACCAAGTGGACGGCGGCGAGTCACGAGTTTTGGAACGCCGCGGAAAAGATCACGAACATTACCGGCCCCGGTTATGTCAAGATGAACGATGCCCTGCCCGTTGTCGGCGTATCCAGCGGACTGGAAAAGATCGATCTCAACATCTTGGGCGGCGAGATGGAAGTGCCCCAGGACACCGCCAAGCAATTCGGCGGCGCCGTGGCCTATTTTGCCAAAAAACAAGCGTTGGTTCTCAAGAAGGCCGGGAACGACACCGAGTTGAAGCTCTTCCAGGACAACTGGCGCGCCTTTGCCATTGACAACAAAAACGTCATCGGCGCGGGCGGCACGGGCAACGGCCTGAACACCATCCTGTGTGTGCGCTTTGACGAAGCAAGCAACGTGGGCTTGTACAATCCCAACCAGTTCAAGCAGGGCGCGTTGCTTGAAGTGGAGTTTTTGAACAGCGGCGCGCTGATGCGTCTGAAACATCCCCCCTATGCCGGCACAAACGGCTACGCCATGCAGCTTAAAGGCGCATTCGGCTGGCAGATCATCAACCCCAAGACCGTGGGCGGCATCGTGAATATCAATGCGGCCAACAAACCGACAGAAGTCATGATGGATGATATGGTCACCAACGCGCGCGGAACCAACAAAAACACCTATATCTTCTGCCATCCCAAGGCACTGTCCCACTACATCAACCCCCTCAAGACCGGCAAGATGCTGATCGGCGTCAAGGATAAGGATCTCGACACCTACCTTGAGAGTTGGCACGGCATCCCCATCATCTCATCCTACAACCTGCTCTGGGACGGCGAAAGCGCCGTCACCGTCTAGGAGGCGGCCATGTATAAACATATCCTTATGGAAGCCGGGCAGATTTTCGAGGAAGGCGTGGCTCTGCCGAAAGCCGCGCCGTATGCCTGTGCAACCGGCCTGAATGTCGGCAACAATCTTGGCATGCTGTCCTGCACCATCACCGCCAAAACCAACGTGTCCATCGCTGCGGGCAAAAAAGCCACCGTCACCTTCCAACACGCGGAAAGCCAGGACGGCCCCTACACCGATTGCAGCACACATACCGTTTCCCTTGCCGCCGCGCTGAGCGTCGGAGCGGGCGGGGTCGTGGCGCGCATCGTGCTGCCCCTGGATAGTAAACCCTGGATAAAGGCCGTTGTTTCCTGCGACGATACCGCGGCAAGCGGCAGCATAAACGTGTTTGTCGAATACCTCGCCCGTTAGGGGGACGCCATGAAAGACTACCGCATACTCGAAAACTGCCACTATCAGGGCGTTACCTACCACAAGGGGAAAACGGCGCGCCTGCCGGAAGATCCCAAGTGGCCGGAGCGCTTCCAGCCCGTAGGGGCGCAGGCCAATCCGCCCGCGGAAGCCGAAGCCGCAGAGGCGGCCCGCAAGGAAGCCGAAGCGCAAGCAAGCGCCAAAGCCAAAAAGTGAGGCGGCCATGCCAAGCAAAGTCTCTCTTATGAATCGCGCCCTGGCCGTGTTCGCCGGCGCCCGTATCGTTTCCCCCGACGACGATACGCGGGAAGCCATGCACTGCAATCTGGCCTGGGATGG